GTCTGTAGAGCTCCAATAATTATACATACGCTGAGCATCTTTAGCTTTTCTAATCAAACCCCGTCTTTTAACCTTTCCACCTACGTTTAACTCTTTACCCCAAATAGGAATAATAGGAATATACTTTTTTCCTACCCATTTTTTCTTCTCAAGCACCTCACTACCTGAAACAAGATACCACATAATATCATAAGATTCTATATGTCTTTTCTGACTTACCACATCACCCTCTTCTAGCTTACTCACAACCCTATCATCATCAAGCAAATAAATCACCTGTTTCCGGGGTTCTTTTACAAAGTACTCTACCAGTCTAACAGTATCTTTTGTACACCAACCAGCAACATACTCGTTACTAACTGTATTAAACTCCATCGGTTCTTTATTATATTTTTCTTTATACTCGTCTCTATCCATATCAGAAACAATAATACAATATTTAGCGTCTGAACAATCATACTCAAGATGTTTACCCCAATAAATAGCTAACGCATTATCCACCTTTTCAATATAAGCATCTTGGTCAAAAGAAGTATCATTTATATATTTAGTCACAACCCGCATAGCCCCGACACCACAAGTAACTGCGTGTTCAAAGCCATGATCTATTGCTATATCCGCTTTCGAAACATGCTGTACATGTTTAATCCAGCCACCAAGAATCCGAGCAACTTCGGGGTCACCTTTAGAATCTACTGGAATAACCTTAATAGACGGCCTATTCATTCGCTGATCACCAACAACCTGATCAATAAACGCAGACATTTTATCAATAGTTAAACAAGGTCTTCCATCAGCTGTACGCATAGCTTTTACTTCTTCAGGCCATTGAGCTCCATCTACACCAACAAAATTAAGATCATCAAGAGCAAGTCGATTATTCTCTTCATCTTCATCAACAGCTTTTGTAAACCTATCTTGGACCTCTTTAAGAATTTTTCTATCCGCTTGTGAGCTCATCATTTTACCTCTTTATGTGTACCAACTATAAGTGGTTTATGTAGTAAATCTTTAACAGCTTTTTCTAATGACTTCGCAGATGTAAGCTTATCATACGCTTTTTTATCTACACCATTGTACTTCCATATAACGTCAGTGTTAAATTTCATAGATAAAACTTTTTTCTTTTCATTATACTTAACTATTTCCATTTTCCCTTAACTCCCCATCCAAGCAGATTCACTACTATGATAATCTCTATACTTTCCAAACTCCGAGTAATAATTTTCTTTATCTTTAGCAAACACTCTTGTGCTGTCGTTTGAAAAATACTCTGTAATACAAAGTGCATCAGCAATATTCGGACTATCAATTCCCCTAGTCTTTAAATCTTTTTTAGATTCTATAACATACCCACCATGAGCATTAAAACTATATCTAACTGTAGCAAGTTCACTTGCAAGCTGTTGTCCAAGACTCTCCGGCTCCCCACTAACCTTAACATCAGGAAACGAGTATTTCCCAAGTAAACAATTATCTCTAACTCTACACCAAAGCTCATCCCGGAGTTTATGAAACTTTGCAATATTACTTGAAGCCATAGTTACATTTACTTGATAAAGATTCTTCAACTTACGTTTCTCAAGCCAATCAGCAACCCCGGCTCCAACACCAATAGAATCAATCCCAATCCCGTCAGCTTTCAACTCTTGATAAGTCTGATTAATAAACCCACCAAGATCTATAGTATTTAACTTTCTAAACGTCTCCCAAGGATCAATTCGTAAGCCTTTTCTTGGTAAAATAATAGAACAATCATCACCATATCTAGCTACATCCACACCAAGGTAAAGGGGCTCATCTTCAGCAACTTCAAACTGTTGCCCAATACACTGCTGTGCAGACCAAAGTGGTATAAGCGTGTTTTCATCCTGAAGCGGGGGATTTCCCTCAACCCTAATCCTAAACACATTCGAATCAAGACCATATTTCATAGCAAAGTATTCAGGCATACTTGGATCAACGTTTGTGGAATTTCTTGAATCCCAATGAAACTTTCTCCACTGCTTTTTTATTTCAGCATGAAAATGTGTATCGTAGAAATAACCAAAGTTCTTAGTCATATTACCAATTAAAAGTACTTTATTATCAGGCTGAGTAATTGCACCCTCCAAAGGTATGTAAGTTGGATCAGGAATACCACTCGCCTCATCACAGACTATCAATAAGTGATCGCCATGTAAACCAGCTAAAGTTTCACCCTGCTCTTCTTTTGTAGCTCGAATAGAAGGAGAAATCAGCCGCATCCAATATTCTTTCGGAGCTTCTTTATGTTGAATAGAGTCTTTTCTAACGATAAATTCATCCGCTACAGTAGATTGACGTAACCACTTAGATATTTCAGAAAGAAATATATCTCTAAGCTGACGGTTAGTCGGTGCAGTTACAACCACTTTCGCATAAGGCCTGGTAACCAGAAACCACAGTACAATCCACGAAGCACTTGCATCTTTACCAACTCCATGACCACTTCGTACAGAAACTCTTTTCTCGTTTGAAATAGCTTGAAGAAGTTCAATTTGCTGAGTCGAAGGGGTAACTTTAATACACTCAACTGCAAATGTAAGAGCACTTTTCTTCCACTCAGTAAGCTTCGCTAAAACTGTTTTATTAAGATCATTATCCATTATTTTCTTCGTCCATAGAATTAATTGCAGCATTTTCACCAAAATACTTTAAAGCAGCCGCATTATAGGCTAGTGCCGCTTCTTTTCTTGTACCAAATCTTCCAAGAGAAATATTTTTATAATTCACACAAATAGAACTAAAAATTCTATTATCTCTTTTATCAACATATACACCACGAAATCTATCTTTACTTATTTGATTCTGAGCATTTATTGATCTACTACAATTTCTCATATTATATTCTTGATTATTAAGACCATCTCTATCTTTATGATCTACTTCTTCCTCATTAATAGGTTTCATAATAAATCTATGCATGTATAGTTTAGTCCACTTACCAGCATTTAATACATTAGTTACAGCATACCATCTTTGTCTATGCTGATCTGCAGCCCAGGTATACTGCATAAGTTTTTCATAATTTTTATCGTCCACTTTAGCTATCTTACCTTGCGTTAATTTTATCTCTTTCATAGTATTTCTCCTAATACTCTTCGTGGTTAATAAGGGGAAATCGACCGAAGATAGTCGAAATTCAGGAGCTACCCTATCCCCTATATAAAACAAATTTATTTCAGTATTCAGTTCCATTTATTTTCCACTAAACTTAGCCATTGCACCATCTACCATTTTACCCATATACGGGGCAGCAAAATAAAAACCAAGAATAAGCATAACTGCCCCATTCATCTTCTCCGCATACCCACCAATAATATTTGCAGACTCTATAAGTTTATCTGAATTTGCTACCCAAATAGCTACAACATTTAAAAACATACAAGCAATATACTGAAATAACCAAATAGATACAATGCTTAAAGCAATAAGTCTTCTTGCTAAATTCTGTCCTTTAGTCGCATCCATCCAGTTAACAAGCATTGTTCTAGCTTCCGTAATAGCCTTTGCTTGATCTTCTGCTTTTTCTTCACTGGTATAAACAAGCTTGTCAAGTCCAGACGATACGTTGTTTATTAAAGAAGCTGCTGCTTTATCAGTACCAAAAACCTTTCCTAAAACTGTTCCTATTCCAAACATTACTTACACCCCCAATGTTCAAAGCTAAAGTGGTTAGCGTCATCAAATCTTCCACCCCACCGGGCATCTGAGTGCAAAGTTTCCCAGTATTCCCCAAGTTCTAACCATGCTAAATGCCCACCGTTTGAGATATATTCATTATCTATAAATAAATTAAAGTCATGTGCAAGACGAATCTTATGTACACTCTTTGCTGCTGAGTAACTTCTTTTTTCTCCAAAATCTCCAAAAACTCTTTTATCCCTATATCCATCACCTTGTGTTAAACCATAACCTTTATCACAAGCGAATAAAATCAGCTTCCCTATACAAACCGTAAATACCTGTTGTTTTTCAGAGAGTTTCATTTAATTTTATTTTCCATTTCTAGCTTATCATTTAACCTAATTACATTAATATTAAGTTCTTGAAGATTCTCAAGTACTTTATCATTAGTAACTTTTTGTTCTTTCCACTGTTCATTATCAATTGATTGTTGAATATGAATTGCTTTTATCATTTCACTTAAAACCTTATTATCAACTTTTTCAGCTAATTTTTGTTCGATTTTAACCTGTTCAGCTTTAAAATCATCTTTCTGATCCGCAATAACCATATTTTGCTGTGCATAAAGAGCTGCGTATGCGGCAAATAAAGCAAGCATTAAATAATTAAAGATACTCTTTTGTCTGCGATCAGTTCCTTTTACAGTTGCCATTTTATTGCTCCGTGTTTAGAGATTAAATTTCCATTAATTAAACTCTTTTATTTATTTCGCTTGAAATAACGCA